CAGATTGCTTTAGCCGCTCTATCTCTTGCTGCAAACGTCTTTCCGCAGCTTGTTCTTCTAAAACACCTTGGACATACTCATCGACCTCTCTGCGTCTTGCAGCTCGTCGCAACGACTCCATCTTGTTTTCAAAATCGATTTCCATCTGCTGAATACGCAATTGCTCATCAACGTATTCCTGCACTTCCCTGCGGCGAAATGAAGTCTTCAGTTGCTCAATTATTTTTTGATGAGCTATTTCTTCAGCAGCAAGTTTTTTGTTTTCTATTGCTCTTTCTCGACCTAAACGTATTAGGTCTTCAGCTATTCCGATTTCTACTGCTTTTCTTTCTTTTGCTTTTGCAAGAATTTCATTAATTCCATCAAGCATTTCTGCTGCTATTTTTCTTTCGCGATCTGCAGCGGCAACGGCTTCTTCTCGCTCAAGTTTTCTGTATGCTTTTCTATTTTTTTCGTTTTGTAATTCAATCTCTCTTTGGCGAACCGCATTTTGGCGAGCCTGCTGCAAGATATCTTCAGGAAATGGCATCGCTGCCGAAAGTTGCTTGCGTCTTTCAATTGCCATTTGCAATTCTTGCAAATGATCTTTCATTGCATTAGCAATAGCAACCTGTTCTTTATGAATGCCAACATATTCTTGCCGTTCAAGTTTTCTAGCTTCTTTTGCAACTCTTGCCCGTTCTTCAGCTATCTGCTTTTCAACCTGCAATGTCTTTCTTGTGTTTTTCCTAGTTTCTTCCTGCTGAGCTCGCATTTTCTCCATAATCTCTGGAGGAAAAGGCATCGACGCTGCAATTGCTTTTTGCTTTTCTTCGAGCTTTGATGCGGCAATCTGCTCTTTCACATAAGCAGAAAGTATTTGCTTTTCTCGCCGCTTATTTGTCGCAGTTATTTCATCTTCATTCGCTTTCCATCGCTTAAGCCAGTTAATTATTTCTTCTCTGCGATTAGCTTTTTTTTGCTCAAGTGCAGCCGCTTCTTTTTCAGTGTTAATTTGCTTTTGATAGCTTTGAGCTAGATTAGCGACTTCTTTGCTTAAACTTGGAACTAAGTCATATACATTTACTAAAGCTTTGCCATAGCTGCCGGCTTTTTGCTCAGCTTCAATAAATGTTCTTGTTGCAGCGCGGATGCGGTCATCAAGAAATTGCTTAGTTTGACCACCCTTCTTTTCAAGCTGATCAATTACTTCAAGCTTCCGCATGTACTTTTCAAGATTAGTACGGTGCGAGTTAACTTCTCTCGTTAACTGAGCGAGTTCAGATTTGCTGCTCTTAATGCCAGAGGTATCTGCCTGAAAGCTCAACTGAATGTTGTTGTAGGTGATTACCTTGGTCATCTAAGGCCAAACCTCGCTTCAAGCGTTTTAGATATTTCTTCTGCAGACTGCACAGCTTTTTGCTGCTCTTGCTCTTGCAGTCGCTCAGGAATAAACCTGTTCACCGTCAACGCTTCCATTTTGGCCCCTTTGGAAGCAGCGTACAAACTTTGAAAGTTTGAGATCATTGAACACAGTACGCCATGCTGTATCCATCTTTCATCGTGGCTTGATAAAGGAAAAATGGCATCGTAGCGTTCCCAAAAATCCAATACATGAGAATCTACAGATGCCATCCATCCTATTACATCAGGCTCACCAATCCGCAAACAGACTTCGGCCGCTACTCGGGTTCGTCTGCAGAATCTGACTTTTTTTCGAGAGATTCTTCTTTGCGAGTAAAACCAATGTGCTCGCGCGCGGCATCACCGAGGATCTCCATATCCAGCGAATCAATGTCCGCTAGCAGGTCATCCTCATGATCAAAAAACATGCGGTTGCCATCGGCATCAACAAGCATCTTTACCAAAAGCATGCGAGTTGCTTTCGTCAAAGCTTTCTTGTTGACATCGCCTTTTTTGTCCAGCAAACTCATGTTGTATTCCGATCGCTCAAGTTCCGTTAGTGACTGAAGTCTTGCGACATCACCGGAACTAAGCGTAACCTCTCGATACCTACGCGCTCGCTTTGCTAGAAGCTGATCTCTCGAAATAGCCATTATTCATCGTCCTCTGTTTCTGATTCAACTTGCCCAAGATGCTCAGCAACTTCGTAATCGGATGGTGGCTCAACAACAGGACTGATCCAGCCCAGTTGCTTAAACACTTCCGTCTTAATTTCTTTTGCTGTCGACTCTGGAAGCACCAAAGTGAAATTCAGTGGCGATCCAGCGTCTTTACCAATATACCCAACCTGAAGGCCATTAGCCATGATGACCCACTGGTTGTGCTCAACTTCAATTGGCCCCAGCGGGGAGTTCATCACTCCCTTGTGAGGCCTTAGTTCTACCTTAACCATAAACTAGCCCTTCATTAGGCGGATTTACTAAACGTTGGCCCAGTTCCGCCGTCGAACTTAAAGACAAACGTAGCTTCTTGCAGAGTGCCAAGCTGAAGCGTTGGAAAATCGAACGACTTGAAGTAGCCAGTACCTGCAAGGTTAGCTGCAGTCGTTTCGTTGCTGGTCGTGGTCGTGGAAGCGACTTTACGCAGCGGAAACGTAATGGTGCAGGTTTCGGTAACCGTTGCAGCCACGGTTGGCAGCGTCAAGCTCGTTGGAAATAAGCAGGTGATGCTAACTTCCCCTGGCTCAACCAAGTCGCTTGGAACATACGACTTGTAAGTCGTGTTGTCCAAGGTTGACTTTTCGAGGTCATCAACCATCCAAGTTGGCAATTTCATGCTGCGGATTTTGGCAGCAAAGGTGGTGCTCGAAAAGCTCACCGTTGCGCCTGCACCTGTATCTGCATGAGTTTCAGTAACTGGCATACTCAATCTCCTTGATCAAAACTAGGCATCGTAAAAAGAAATCAAAAACTCGACCACCGAAACATAACGCTTTTCGTCGCTAGCATCCGTTGGTTGTTCCACAAAAGTGCGCTGCCCAGCTCCTACGGTTGCGTCAAAAAAATTGATGCCTCCGTAAACACCTCGAAGTGAACCAATTATATTGTTTTTAAGCAAATCTGCCAAACTATTCGCCTGAGCCCGAGTGCTACTAAAGCATTCCATCTCAAGACGACAGGTAGCAAATCCCGCTAAGCCCCAGCCACCAGCAGTTACATGCTCATGGTTGGTAGATATTTTGTTGTAAACAATAGCCGGAAGCTGTGCTCCCTGCGGCAAATCATCAGGATAAATTCGTGTTGATGTTAGCGAGGTAATCGCTGTTCCGGTATTGTTTAGCAAAAAGCTTCGTACTGCGGATGCAACGTCAGCCACTTACGTTACCCTCCATATGCATTTTGACCGAGCGATCAATGCCCTGTGCCATGATCTTTTTGACCATAGCATCCGTAGCATCTTGCACTTCCTGCGATAGCCGGCGTTTAGCTTTTAGCCTAGCCCGATAGCGCTTAGGATCGTTCTTGTCCACAGCCCAAAATGACATTTTGCGTGATGTTGTCCCGTAATAGTCAAAGTAGGACTTTGCTCCATGTGGATATTCCGGCCCAATAAATGCCGTGACAGCAAACTTGCCATATTTGCGAATCACATAGTTAATGGTTGATCGCGTCCTTGGAAAACTGGCAAACTTACGAGTTTGTGCATGTAGCCTAGACCATTTAGCACGATCTTCTGGTTCTGATTGCGGCATCTTAGACCGAAAGACGTTGGCAACTAGTCTTGCAGCATGATCAATGTGAACATCAGAAACATCGCGGCTAACCCTAACTGGCAGATCATCCAGTTGCTCAACTAGCTTTGTTAGATCGCTAATGTCTATCGCAGCCTCAAAACGCTTCTGCGTTCCCTTTTTGTAGTCGGGCTGGTTGATGCGTGTAAATGGCTTTCTAGATCCCATCGTTATTCACCGTTCGGCAATAGAGATCTAAGTATCGCTTGCTTCCAACGACTGGGCTGACAAAAGCAATGTTGTAGATCACACCATCAAAACGAACTCGCATCTGTGGCGAAATATCCTGCTGGTAACGCATGGTAAACACTGCTGATATGCCGGCTTCCACTTGACCACCACGAAAGTTTTCGCCGCCTCGGACGCTGTGATAAGCAGCAGGAACGCTTTGCAAAAAGATTTGCCAAGACGCAATGGGCTGACCTGTTTCGCTATCGAGCGTAATGTCTGGCTCCTCAATAACGATCCGGTCGCGCATTGAGCCAATGGCAAACCGCTTACCTTGGTAATTTGTCATGGATAGCTTTGCCTAATAAAGCGGCGAACTAAATGCTCGTAAGCAGGATAACCAGCAAGCGCCTCGGTAATAGGCTCGCCTCGATGCTCAAAGTAAAACACTGCCAAAAGTAAAAGTGCTTGCTTTAGCGATTGCGGGACTGCAGTTGCAGCAGCGCCGTAGCCAGTAACAAACTTAATCTCGACAGCATCATACCTATCGGTCGTCGTCGGCCAATCTTGATTGTACTTAAGCAATATGCGACTATTGCCAGCAGGTACGGTTCCAGTTGCCCCGTCGAGCGCGTATATGCTCGTAGGAAGCGTTTGCTGAGCATTCGCGCTATCGTAGTACTTAATCCAGGTAATCGACTGTATTGGCCTAATAGGAATGATAATGTAGTCGCCACCGAACCTATCGAGCGTGTAAGTCCAAGTCTCGTTGGTAAGTTTTAGACCCGTATCGTGCTCAAACTGCTCGGTGACGGCTTTAATGGTCTTTTCAAGTTGCTCGTCGTGAGTCGTGTCGTCGTCAGCGATCTCAAGTTGCTTCTTGAGCTCAGCCACCTCAAGAGGATATGCCGCCTTGGCAGTATTTAGCACCAAATTTTCAAGTGCATTTTGAAGTGGCTTCATTTTGTCGCTCATGGCGTTTCATCACCCTTTGAAGTTTCTTCAGGCTCTCTGCTTGCTCGCCAATCTTTCGGGTACTTGTGGACGACTTGGTAGTTGTCGTCAAACACAGCAACCATTTCTTCCATGTGACCAATTCTTACTGCTGGATCGACGTAGAGCGTGTTCCCACATTCTTTCCATCTGTGCCAAAAGTAAATGTCGTCATCGATTTTGCCGCTTTCGTCTTCCCACTCGCCGCCGGTTCCTGGTGTTGACCAGAACCAAGGCTTTGGCATCTTAGCCACTTTGCTCAGCCTAATCGCAGTCAATCCAAAATGAGCTGTCGATACCTGCACTGGTTTACCATCCCAGTCGAGTTCCGTTTGCCCTTTAATTGTCATCAGTGGAAAATGTCCGCCACGGCGAGCTTGCATAGAAGCCACCGCATCGATGTCAGGCCTCATTGCCAGCGTTCTTAGCAGCGCCATGATGTCTTCTGGCATAAACATTGAATCAAAGTCGATAGTTAGTGCGACCTCGATACCAACATCAATGGCAGCATCAAAAAGCCTCTGCATGCACTGACCATAAAACACGCCCTGTGCGGTGTGCAGCGGTATTCCCAGTCGCAGCAGTGCCGACTGGATAGTGTTCCTGCACAGCACATTTTCGTAGCGAGGTAGTGTCATAAACGCACACACTCGCATCTCAGTTGACTCGTTTTGTTCGCTCATGGAT